ATTCCTAACAAAGGTTGAAACTGCTCTCAGTGGATCTTCTGTTGCAGAATATGGAACTCCTGGTGCTAGAGGTAGAATCCAACGTCTACCTAGTGGTGCTACATGGACTTCTACTAAGACAAACTCAAAAGAGCAAGAAGCATACGATAAAGAAAAGGCAAGTCAGGAAAAAGGAAACCAACCAAAACCACTACCACCAGTAAATCATAAAGATACTATTGTTGGTGATGAAATTAAATTTACTGGTGCTACAGACATCAAGACAAAGAAAGACTTTGCACTAGATGTTGGTGGCATGATGATTCAGAGTATCGATGGAGACTATAAGTTGACCATCGGTGGTAGTCTGGACATTGAAGTTAATGGTGGTTTCCGTCTACATGTTAAGGATTCTCCTCAAACAGTAGATCAGACAACAGGTGCAGCAACTGGTGGAAATACAGCACAGAAGAATGTTATCTTGTTTGACTCTGACACAGAGATCAGCGGTGCAGGTAAACTTTCTGTTCAAGGTGCTGGTTCAACAGTGGCATCTAAACCTGGCACTGACGTGAAGATGATCTCTGATAGTTATAATATCACGGCACCAAGTTTGAGCATTAACTGTACAAATGACTTGAAACTAGCAGCAGGTAATGCTATCATGGTGGATACTCCATCATTGATTCGTACCATTAACGTTCCTGGTCTTATTCCTAGAGCAAAGGCAGGTATCTTCACTACTTGTCATGGTTCATATGATATGATCCTTAACCCTGCTGTATCTGCTGCTGACGCAGTTCCTAGATACACTGTATCAAACTCTGCTGGTCCTATTGCATTGACCTGTGCAGGAACAGGTATGCTCCTCACCGTGGGTGCTGGAGCACTGGTCGCAACCGTTGCAGCAGGTGCTATGACCCTTACAGCGACTTCAGGTCCCATGTCGATCTTCTCTGGATCTACCATGAACCTGACCGCAACAGGCATCATGCAACTTGCAGCACCGATGATCAAATTGAATTGACCCCTTGACAGGGGTCCTTCGGTCTGCTACACTAGTATCGTACTCGGGAGGTGGTTCGTATGGAACCCAATAGTTTATCCACCTTACATCATGTTGTGATTGACGTTTCAAAGCGCACAATCGAACTTCATGGCGAAGATGGTGAGTACAAAGAAGTCAGTTGTGATTTCAATGAACGTGGTCATGAACAATTCCAAAACCTTATCAAACTCTGTCAACAACATTTAACCCCTGAAATGCAGGAGTATAAAGTATGATTCCACAAGAAGTACCGACTCTGACAGTCAAAGAAATGGAAGACAACTTTGATTTCATCTTTGACGTTCTTGTTTGTCGCAATAAGATGACATTCCGTATCGAAACTGAAAATGGCAAGAGTGTTCTGCTCATGCCTGTGCTACAATCGCAACCACTTCCAGACGACGTTATGCGCGACTTGGAAGAAATGAATAGGGCGATTCAATCGCCTGAAATGCCTGTAGGTGCTCCACCTCCTCTAGATATGCCCTTCTAATATGCGTCCAGAAACACGAAAGTCCATGGAAATGTTGTTTTCCGCAAAATGGAACTTGCCAAAGGCAGCAGATCATGCTAATCTAACTCACAAGGAAATGAAGATCACTTTCAATGAGTATTGCAATTTCCATCCACCCACTTGGTCATATGACGAGACCCCGCAGTGAATATACTTACGGTGGTCTTCCCCGTAAGTCAACCAACATTCTTCGACTCATTAGTGAACTCGAAGGATCTTATCAGTTGACTAAGTACATGGCATTTGACGAAGACAACGCTATTCTCCTTGATATGAAGAATAGGTATCACAAACTCTATTTTCAGACAGTTAAGGAGGAAAGACATAAATAATGAAGTATTTTGAGGTATTCATGTGGAAAATCTAGGAAAACACTGTACGCTGGAATTGTATGGTGTAGATCCCCACTTACTCAATGACCTAGCATTTCTTGATGATGTACTAAGAAAAGCAGCAATTGAAGCAGGAGCAACAATCCTTGATTCGTGTTTCAAGCAGTTTGAACCTCAAGGCATTACAATGTTGCTACTGCTAGCAGAATCACACGTTTCGATTCACACTTGGCCCGAGAATAAAACTGCCGCAGTTGACATCTATACCTGCGGTGATTGCGACCCCCAAAAGGCAGTCTCATACATAGTTGAGGCACTAAGTCCTACCACACACACTTCACGATGCTTTACTAGAGGAGGAGTTTGATGCAGTTCAAGGTTGGGCAATTTGCGACCTATGACACCTGTAAAGGATATATCCGTTTTGTATCCGAGTATTACATTACTATTCAGATCAAAGAACCCGACCCAATGGACTGTAGCATCGTAGTTTTCCCCGACTTTTATGACAAAGTTGAAGTTGATGAAAGTGTTCCGTTGAAGACTTTCCAATGCATTTTGTGCCACTCTAGCTCAGATGGATAGAGCAACGGTTTTGTAAACCGTAGGTCAACGGTTCGAGTCCGTTGAGTGGCTTTTGTTATCAAACATTATGAACAGCAGAGAAGTATTCCCGCTATTTTCGACTCCTCTTACAGTCACCAATAACTTTTTGCCGACTAAGTATATCCAACCTCTTGTGGAATACTACAAAGGCAGGGATGATATTTGGGAAGACAAGGGGTTTAAGTTTCAATCTATGCAGACCAAGAGTAAGAAAACTCTTGACGAGCATCCTGACGTAAAGTGGTACATCCAAAAAGATTTCAACATGTTCATTAAGGACATGCTTCTTCTTGAGGACAAATATAAATTTTCCATAGGTACATCATGGGGTACGAAAACTACCCCAGAACACTCTAGTTATTGGCATCAGCATAGTAATTACTTCTATTCTGGAGTATATTACTTTGAGGAATCAGAGACACCAATCGAGTTTCAAAAACCTGCTTCTGGTTATCAGTATGGGTTCGAGAAGAAAGATTTTAATATCTTTAACAACGAGACATTCATGGTTAAACCAAAAGCAAACTCTATTGTATACTTCCCGTCTTGTTTAGAACATAGAATTGCATATCATGAAGGTGATACTCATCGTTATAGTATTGCGATGAACTTTACACCAGTGGGAACTTGGGGTACAATGGATTCAGAAATCAGTATGGAGATGAATGATGGATGATGTTCAACTAATTGTAGATCCGTTCCCCCATGTAATAATCAAATACATGTATGATGAGTGGCAGATGCCACAAATTTGGGAAGAACTTAACTTCTTGTGCTATGAGGAGAAACTTCTAGATCCTACAGAATCTGGTTCTGCCCTTACTGACGATGGTAAGACCCTGAAACAGAATAGTTGCATCTGGTTGGATGACATCTATGCACATCCAAAATTGTCAAACATTTTGAAAGCAACAAACGACTTTCAGACTAGACAATTGTGGCAAATTTGTAAGCAACATCCTCACTGGTATTTCAACAAAGCACAGATTAACTATACTGCCAATCTAATTTCATATTATGAGCACGGTGGATATTATAAACCACACAATGATCAAGCATACTTCACATGTTTGACATGGTTCTATAAGAAACCTAAAGCATTTGAAGGTGGAGACTTACATTTTCCTGAGTATGATTATAAAATAGAATGTAAGCACAACAGCACGGTGTTGTTCCCATCACAGATTGTTCATGCTGTAGATGAGATTAGTATGAACCCAAGCATGTTGTCAAATAAACTTGGTAGATTCTGCTACACTCAGTTCTTCTCACTGATTCCTATGCAGCAGAGTGTTCGCAAAGACTATTTTAATATCAGGTACATTGTATGAGTTTGCAATTTGTTTTTGGAACACCTATATGGCATTTTACTGATAGTGATCCCGAGATTTGTAAACAAGCATACGATTGGGCATTGTCTGTAAGAAAAGCAGTTCCTGGAGTTATTAGATCAAATCGTGGTGGATACCAGAGTGATGATAGTAATAACTTCAATGAGTTGCCTTTTACCGAACATATTATGCGGAGGTTGTATCCACTGCCTAACTTCAATCTCATGAACTGGTGGTTGAATGTTAATGAACCAGGCAATTATAACTTGGGACATGTTCATCCTAACTGCGATTTATCTGTTGTTTGGTATATTACTGACAATCATGGAACTCTAACTGTAGACAATCCATTTGCGTTCAATCGGTATCGTTTGATTAAGGGAATGGACGAAGAGTTTATGTTAAGATTTGACTGTAAAGCAGGAGATATTATTGTCTTCCCATCAGATCTCTACCATCATGTGCAGGAGAATGAAACGGATGAGACTCGCATTTCAGTTGCAATAAACCTGGAGTTGTGATATACTACGGTTTCCGTGTGAAGGAAGTGGACAAGGGTCGGGATTTTCCCGATCCTTTTCTTTATAAATAGGTTTGAGATAACCCGCTGGACGTACTTACTGTGGCAGGAACAAAAAAAATATCGCAATTAGATAACCTAACAGATGGTCTGTTGACAGGAGAGGCAATCCTTCCTGTGGTTATCGCTGACCCTCTAACTCCCAACAGAAAGTCTAAGGTTAACCAACTATTTCGTGGTGTCGCAGCAGGAACACTAGAAGCACCTGGTCTTGCATTTGACCTAAACCGAGCAACTGGTTTATATCAAAATGCATATGATGAAATCGGTATTGCTTTTGGTGGATCTGCAATCTATCTTGAAAAGATTACAGAATCCACAACGTTGGTTACGAATAGAATTTCTGCTGTTGGTACAGAAGACAATATCAACATCACATTTCAACCAAAAGGTTCTGGTGTTGTTGGTCTTTCTTCTGGATCACTATTCAAAGTTCAGGACGTTCAGTTTGAACTTGCTGACGACGTTAGTTCAGCAAAAAGAGCACGTTTCGATTGTAGTTTGCTAGGCACTGGTCTTAAGACTTTTGCTCTACCACCTATCACAGTCGGTAATAGTTCTACTCTTGTCGGTACTGATACAGCACAGACTCTCTCGAATAAAACTATTCTGGTTGATGAGGATAACCTCAGCGTCACAGATGGAACTAAGGTCGCCAAGTTTGGTATTGACTGGATTCTAACTGAAGAAGGAACAAAGCAATACTTCTTCCCCGATCCTGGTCCTGGCGTTATTAGTTCAAACCTTATTGATGACGTTTCTGAGCAAACTCTATCCAGTAAGACACTAGTTCAACCTAGTTTTGCTGCATCATCTACAACTACAGATAAGGTGTTGTTTGATGCATCGAACCTAACGGCATCCAGAACATTGACGATGCCTGACCTTAGTGTTATCATGGTTGGTACTGATGCAACTCAGACGCTCTCTAACAAAATCTATGAGAATGCTATCTTTGCACCAGATACTGATCCAACTAAGAAGATTTCTTTTGAACTAAGCAATCTATTCCCAAATAGTACAACTAATATTAGTTTCCCAACTACACTAAATACTAGTGGTACGAGTCTGCTGGTGACAGAATTAGCGACACAAACGCTAAGGAATAAGTCTCTAGACAGACCTGATATTATAGATATTAATGATTCAGATCGCCGCGTTCGCTTCGATCTAACAAATATTACGGGCACAAGAACGATTGTGTTCCCTAATGAAGATGCTACCCTATTGGCATCTAGTAATACCTCTACTATTGAAGGTATTTCATTTGCAGGAGCAATCTCCGCAGACTTCTTCGGTGGAAGACTAAGACTAAGAACACACTTTCTAGCAGGTTGGTAAAAAATGACAGCAGGAAAACTCGCGTCAGTACGTCCTGGCGCTACTACAAATACAACTTTATATCAATGTCCTATTGATAGGGCAACATCTGCGATTGTTGATGTTGTGAACGCAGCAGGTACTGCAGGAACTTATCGTCTAGCAGTTCGTGATTATAATCAGATTGCCACTGTTGATGGTACTGGTTATGATTTCGTCAAGGGCAACGTAGTTAGTGATTATAAGATTGAAATTGAACCTTCGGTTCAAGATGGTGAATTTAATCCTGGGGAAATCCTTTCTGCTGCTGATGGTTCTGTAAGTTGTAAGTATCAAGACATCTTCAAACCAACTGAGAGAATTGATATTCCCGTTAAGGTTCAAGCAGTTGGCAACCTGGCAATTGATACTGCAACTTATGCTGGTGGCGATGGTGCTTTCGATCTAGAAGATACTCTGACTGGTGCAACAACTGGTTTAACTGCAACCTTCTACGGTAGTGAGCAAGATGCAGTTGTTGTTAATCTTCCAGTTCTTGGAACTGCTGATACTTCAGTTGTTATTAATAGTGTTGGTACTGCTGCAGCAACCGATCTCATCACCTTTAATGCTGAAGTTGCAGAGATTAGTGCTATTACTGGAAATACGCTAACAATTACTAGAGCACAGTTGGGTACAACTGCTGTTGAAGCAGATCCTGGTACAAGTTTCACGGTTCTTTCTGCAGATGCTGTCACTACCACGATTAATGAAGGTGCTGCTTTTGCTGCTGGCGATACCACTCTAACTGTTACTGACTCCACTGGTTTCTTGGTTTCTGACGTTATCAGAATTGGTGATGAGTTTCTCACAATTACTGGTCTAACTGGTAGCGATCTTACTGTTGCTCGTGGCAACTTCGGTACTACTGACACCACACATAATGATGGTACTACCATCACTAGAATGGAACAAGTAGCATCTGGTTTCCTTAACGTCTTTGCTGATGGTGAGACCATCGGTAATGGTACAGTTACTGTTAGCGTCGGTACGATTAGTTCTTTCGTTCAGATGGATAAATTCATCTATGAAAGAAGTGCAATCGGTGCAGATCCTGGATATACTCTTCCTGGCACTTTTGTTGGTAATCTTGACCGTGTTTATAGATTCATTCAAGAAGATGCATCTAACACAGGTCATATTCTGAAATTCAGTACAACTCCTGATGGTATTCACGCAACTCCTACTGCTGGTGTTGAATACACCACTGGTGTTACTA